TTTAAGAATCTTTTCGCCGATCTCAGCGTTATTTTTAATTAACTGACCAAGTACTTCAAACGCTCTGGGGTGTTCAGACTCGCGGGCAAGTTCTAACATAAGGTCTATCGCTTCGTCACCTTGCTCCGCTAAGTCATAAAATTGTTTCCTGACTCTTTGATAGTCAGACTCAACTTTAGTGCTCGTGCCAGTCGATGTGTGCTTCTGGATTTTCGTCTCCATGTTCATGGTCATCATCGTGTTCCTGTGGGTTTTCATAATATGTATTCCATAATTCACCTACGCCAGCAGCTGCTCGACTTTCGTCTTTGTTACCGCCAAGGTAAGGTATAGCAAGTTGTTCGTCTATTAGTACTTGGTTAGCATCTTTACCGTTAACCATGATAGTACCTAATACTCTTCCGAACTTACCTTTTTTCATTTCAGCAGTGTGAAGAGTAAACTCTCCATCTGTTTCTGCCAATAATTCTATTAACCTGTGCTTAGAAGCCATACCCCAAGATTTCTCTTGTAGGTTTCTTGTTCTACTCTCAGGTGTATCTATACCCATTAAACGGATGCGATCTCTCATGATCATGTTAAATCCTAAATGGATATCTGCGTCGATGGTATCTCCATCAACTACTCTTACTAATTGTGCTTCAAACTCATGTGCCATTGTATTCTCCTCAGTTATACGTCAGTGTCAAAAAAGTTAATTGTTTCGGTGTATGGTTCTTTAAAACCACCAGCACCATCAGATGTGGTTGTACCCACTATCTTTTGTGTCTCAAATTTACTAGTCGTAGGATCAACATTCCCTGAATAATCAACTTCTGTCTGGAGAATTTGTTTGCTTTTACCAAGACCTCTATAATAACGAATACGAGTTGAGAAACCTAAAGTATAAATTATAGCTCTCCTCGTAATTAAATCACCCTCATAATCATCATTTAGTGTAACACTCTCTAAAACAATCGGAGTGTCGGTCGTCAAATCCATTGCTGGAATATCTTTTATTGTTACTGTATATTCTGGCTGGAACATTGGAAGGATCTGTTCTAACATCTGTAGACCTTCATCTTGTGTTGAAGCCATAATATTTAATTCAAATCCAACCTTATAAACAGCTGGAGCACCAAGTTTGTGTAGTTGTAATGTATCACCTGTTACAACCTTTCTGTAATTCTTATGTTTAGATACACGAGCATTCGGATCATAATCCATAGAGGATATTTCAAATGATAATCTTGGCAATTTGATTGCTAGCTTCGGATCACTTGTTTGTTCGTTTAAACGTGCAAGTACTTTAGATCGTGGTGCATAACCTAAAGGAACTTTAATTTTTTGTAATACTTTACCAGCTGCATCTTTCTTAACGACTTCTAAGTCATTAAAGATAGATCCAAATACGGATACCATTCGTCTAGTTGATTCGTTATAAAAATGATTAGCAAACATTATGGATCACCAAACGGATTAGATTCTGTAAAGTCTATAACACTATCACCAGCAACTTCGAATTCATCATTGTCAGCAAATACATCTTGGTTATATTGTGTAATAGATGTAGTTTCATCTGTTACAATATTTAACGATGTACCAGATAACGTACCAACTAACTTACGATTAGCTGCAGCCTGTACAGAGAATTGCATAAATGTGCCATCACCATTTGTACTTTGATGTGGCGATATAATTGTTATTCTATTATTATCACCATCCCAACCTGCAACATAGCCTACAATATTAATTGGTTGAGCTGGAGAAGCGGTATCATTTGTTCCAGTCCATTGTTTAACTTCTTCGCCAAGTTCATATGAGTTTGCACTTGATGTAAGAACATAGCTATATGATGTAGCGTTATTCCATTCAATAGCATCAATCTCATCATAACCAGTATCAAAGTGTTGGTCATTGTATTCAAATAACTCAGCAGTCATTGTATAGGTTGGTAGATTTCCTAATTGATAGAAAGGATTTTTAGGTTCTACATAACGTATCTCAAATAATCTTTGAGTCATTGTCATATAAATTAGATCACCTTCAGCAGGTTTACCTTTTTCAGTATAACCTAAATTAGCATCATTAACATTTACACCTACAACAGAATCCCAGCGTCTTTTTGTTACTACGAAGTCTGCCTGATCACGAATCTCTAAACCAAATTTACCTAATAGATTACCATCGCCTTCAAAACCTTCAGCGCTTTCTAAATACATTTCTATTGGATATGCAGCTGTGAACTCACTAAACTCTTCATTGAGTAAAGCATCTTCTGATATACGAGTGCGTGGAATATATATCACGTCTTGTCCGAATACTTTAATACTTTCTGTTACAAGATCTTCATACAGGTCCTGTTCAGATTTTACGGCACCCGAAAAATATACTGATGTAGCCATTAATTACCCCATTAAAAAGTTGTCTGGCATAGCCCATATTAGCCTGCTCTCTTCTTCTAACCCCTGAATTTCTTCAACCGCATCTTCATAGATCTGTCGGCCGTTTAAAGTTATTCCACCTGGCAATTGAAAGTCTTGAAACTTCATTAAGTTTGCACCCCATTGACGCTTGATTAATGCAGTAAGATACTTCTTTAAATAGTGATCATTATATACATCTGTGAAAGTATCTGGAGCTATAATACTAAATACCTCTAATACAATAAATTCTCCAGCTGCTAATTCTCCAAATCCTTCGTCCATATGTATTCTATTCATATGTCTACTAAATCTTATATGCTCATGAGAATTTAATAGATGATCGACCAACGATAACTTTTGTTGAGCTTGCGTATATTCTTGCATCTGTGTTCCTAAACCTTGCAACATAAAGATATCATTCATACGCATATGATAACCCATATCAAATAATGAACTACCTGTTGAAGAATTAATCTTTAATAGACGCACAACTGATGTGACAGTATCAGGAACAGTGATATAATTATTTGTTAAATCGGTTGCAGTTAACTCATGCTTAATATATTCACGTATTACAGCATCAGAATTAAATTCTTGATAGAATTGTATAGCGTCATCTGTACGATCTTCTAGTTGATCTTCATCTACATTGATTTCAATTACAGGAGCGCCTAAATTTCTTAAGCAGTAATCTTGTAATGTCGATCTTGAATTAGGTTTTGCCATGATGTTTCCTTGTTATATAGACTTATTTATATAATTACGGCACTCCGTTTGCCTCTTTAACCGCATCTCGGTTCTCTTTATATTTATCAGTAAAGATTTGTTCATGTATTATGTTAAACAATAAAGTTAATGATTGAGCTAAAGGGAACTGTTTTGCAACACTAATTATTGTAGGTGCTGGTACATAGTGTATTCTAAAAAATCCTGGATTTGTTCCAGGAATAATTGCTCCAGTCTTATCCCTACCTGTTTGTACAGTGGTATTTAATCTATCTAATGTTGCTTGATCAGGATCTGTATGATGGTTTCTTTTGTATATTTCTTTTGCTGCATCTCTATCACCTATTGCTAACTTTATAAAGTTACGATCTCTTGCAAACTCACCGTGAGTATGAACAAATGCTAAAGCTATTGTCTGATCATATGTTAATCTATCTAATTCGTATTCATGATCATAACCTGGACCAGGCTTACCGTTAGGTTGTCTATCAACTGCAGTACTTAGTCTACTTAGCCATAAAGGTATTCTCATCTCAGATCCTTTAGGAACTCCCCAAGGTTGCCAATCTCTTATATCTTTTCTTGAATTAAATCTTTCTATATGATTGAAATATAATTGTACTGCTGTGGCTACGGTATCATCAGTAAATTGCACATAACCATAAGCTGTTGGGAATGGATTGTCATCAGTAGGTGCAGGCTTTACATCCTTTGTCCAATCTGATTCTATACCAACTAGCTCATCCATAAACCAAAGTACATTGCCTGCAAAAGAATCGTAATCGAATCTACTAATATCAGTTTCTGAGTCAAGAGACAGATAAGATTCATTATCCCAAACAACTAAAGATCCATCAATATCAAAGCCAGCATGAACTATCTCTCCCTCACTAGAATTACCAGATGCATCTACATCATATAATTGAATTTTAACTCTCTTATTTTTTAATTCTTCACGAACAACAAACGGAACACCTCCACCTATATAAGCATTATATACACCCATTGCTTGTTCAGCATAATCAGTATATCCTTCATTTATTGTTTCGGAAGTAACTACTACATCAATAAATTGATATAAAGCATTACCAAGATTCAGTGCAGCAAACTCAAGAATATTTAAGCTATCATTAGTATTAAACCAATCAAATTCTTTATAGAAGAATGAACCAACATATCCTTTTAAAAGATTAAAATATGTTTCATCATAATATTGGCTACCGCTCACACCATATAATGGTTGATATATTGTTTTTATGCCGTGGTATACTGCCTTCTTTTGAGCAGGTGTTAGACCATCAATTAAATCTATCTTTGGTGTTGAGTTTTGAGCTCTTAGTATATCATCATATACTAGAGTAGTAGCTTGACTCAGAAAAGACCCAGCTCTTACACCGCTGTTTATAAAAGTCTGTTTCTGAGAATACTCACGTGCTGTTGCTACGTGCCTAATTTCTGATTTTGCTGGAGTAGATATTGCCATAATTAATAAGGCAAAGATTATCTTTTCTTTAATGTAGGTTTGTTCCTTCTTTGATTAACATCAGCAGGATTCATTCCCATTTTTGAAGCGTCACCGTATTTTTTCATGGTCTTAGCAAGGTATGCTTTCTTTGCTTTCATACGCTTCATTGCTGCAGGACCTAATTCATTTACATCATGTGTATAACCTTTAGCCTTCATACGTTCATGATCAGCTTTTGTTTTGGCATCATACTCGTTGCCATCTTTATCATACATCTTATGTGGTGAAAATTCATCTTCTTTGACACAGTTATTTACAGGCTGACCATTCTTACCTTTCTTGGTACCAACCTTCTTATAACCATCCCAACAATCCATTTCCCACAATCTAAAATTTTGCATATTATCCTCTTACTTTATCAGCTAAATCTTTGTCAGCTTTCCCCCATGTTCCAGCTGATTTGGTTACAAATGAGTTTACTCTTGCATGGCCCCACTGCTCAGGTGTTGTACCAGGTCTATGACCTGTTCTCCATGCAGCTACTCCACGATTATAGA